AATTTCTGATTTATCAGATATACCTAGAGAATGGGTATTTGAACATTACCTAAAACTAACTGAAAGATTATCAGGTCAAAGTCTTAAAATCAAATCTGTATTTAATGTAAAAGATAAAGTTCCTTCTATGTGTATTTATATAGATAGTAAGGGTCATTATAAATTCAAAGATTTTTCTTCAGGATATGGTGGAGATAATCTAAGTCTTGTAATGCACTTATATAATCTTAATTCAAGAGGAGAAGCTTCTAAAAGAATACTAGATGACTATAATGTTTACATTAGTAATAATACATATGTTTCTATAGACTATAAACCTCATAGTAAATATGTAGTTTCTGATTATGAGATGCGGCACTGGAATACCTTAGATCAAACATATTGGAAGACTTTTAAACTATCTTCTTCTATATTAGAGAAACATAATGTTTATCCTTTATCATTTTATACTATGATTAAAGAAGATGATGAAGGTAATTTATTAGATCTTATAAATATTAAAGGTAATTTTATTTATGGTTATTTCCGAGAAGATGGTACACTGTATAAAATCTATACTCCAAAAAATAAAGACAATAAGTTTATTAAAGTAAGAGATTATATACAGGGTTTTGATCAACTTGAATTTAAATCTAAGTATCTGATTATTACTTCTTCTCTAAAAGACTTAATGTGTTTTAAAAGATTAGAAATTAATGGTATAGAAACTATTGCACCAGATAGTGAAAATAGTGTTATACCAGAAAATTTTATGAAACCACTTCTAGATAAATATCAAAAGATAATTGTATTATTTGATAATGATGAACCAGGACTAAGATCTGCTGACAAGTATAATAAAAAATATGGTTTTAATTACATAAATTTAGATATGTCTAAAGATCTATCTGATTCAGTAAAAGATTATGGTATTGAAGCTGTCAGAGATAAATTATTTCCATTATTAAAACAAGCATTATGAGTTGGTTATATCAAGGTAGAGAGTTTAATAGTAGTATGATTCCTGAAGGAGCTATAGGATTTGTGTATGAGATGGAATCTATTATTGATGGTAAATCTGTAAGGTATGTGGGTAAAAAGAACTTTTATTCTACTACAAAGAAGAAGTTTGGTAAAAGAGCTGTTGCTCAGATGACAGATAAAAGAAACAAAAAATATGAAACTGTTTCTAAAACTAACTATCAAAACTACTATAGTAGTAATACAGTTCTTAAAGAAGCTCACAAAGCTGGTATACCAATCAAAAGGTATATAATCAAGATATGTTTTTCCAAGATGGAACTTACATATTTTGAAACTAAGTATCAGTTTTTAAGAGAGGTTCTTGAAAAAGATGAATTCCTAAATGGAAACATTTTAGGTAAATTTTACAAAATCAAATAATATGACAGAATTAGAATTAACAAGCCTCCTATTTCAGTTGGCTGATTTAGGTATTACGGGTATTAAAGTAAAATATGATGGTGCAGGAGACTCAGGTGCCATAGAATGGATAGGTTATACAACTAAACCTTGTGAAACTCCAGAAGATGTAGATGATAATGTAGATGATTGGGCAGTTGAGTGGAACCTAGCAAAATTTGATCAAGATGCATATACTGCAATTGAATCTTTTGCATATGATATTCTTAATAATATAGAAGATTGGTGGAATAATGAAGGTGGTTTTGGAGATTTGTGCATTTGTGTTCCTTCAGGTAAATATATTATTAATAATCATGTAAGAATTACTGAGACTGAAGATTATTTTCATGATGGTAGTTTGTTAGATGAAGTAAAAGAAAAATAATGGCTCATCCTTGGCAACATGCAAAATCATCAGCTAAAAAGTTTGGTGGTTCTCCTGTAGATTATTTGGAGATACATAACTGGTTTGATGAAACTAAGGCCTGGATTGGTCATAGTATGCACAGAATGTTTAGACATCATAGTGAAGGTATATTTGAATGTGAACAAAGATTTGGTATGGTAATTACCAACTCTGATGGTAAAGATGTATATGTCCGGTATATTGGAGAACAGCATGTTAAGGAGGATTGTAATAATTACATTCCTACTGCAAAAGAATGGGTAGATATGATTACAAGTGGTAAACCACATGAGTGGGCCATTAAAACATTAAAAATTGAAGACTGATGGAAAAGATGATTTTTAGTAAAGAGGAGACAAGAAACTTAATTATGATGTTGCAATCTGAAGATGCAGATAATCATACTATAGCTTATGAGTCTCTAAAGAATGTTGATTTTAATAAGTATATTGGAGAACTGTTTGTTATTCTTAAGTTTGGTGGGCATGGTTTAGCAGACTGGAATGTTGGTTGTAAAAAGATAGCAAGTAAGTTAGAAAAACTTATATCAAACCAGACTCCACTCAGCAGTCCTAAAACTTTAGCTATGATTACACAAAACAAAGGTTCTAAAGCTTCGGTTGAGCTATTTATGGAATTCTTTATTAGAGATATGTCAAGGATGTTAGAGTCCATTGGCTATCCTACAGATAAATTTGAGATAAACATTAAATTTAAAAACTAATGGACAAGCAACAAAGTCTTAGTAAAATTGGTAAAGAGCTAATGTTGAAAGAGCCCTATTATGGGTTCTTTCTTATTGCTCTAAATAAAGTCTGGGGTCAAAAAGTTCCTACTGCCGGAGTTAGCAAGAATGGTATTAATTATCAACTTGCTATTAATCCTGAGTTCTGGGGATCTTTAAGTGATGACCATAGACTTGGATTACTTAAACATGAATTGTTACATATTGCATTTGGACATCTTACAATGTTCTTTAAGTTTAGTGATAGAAGATTAGCAAATGTAGCAATGGATATGGAGATCAATCAGTATATAGATAAACAATATCTACCTGAAGGTGGTATTGATATAGATAATTATGCTGAACTTAATCTTGATAGAAAAGCTGGTTGTAGATATTACTATGACAAACTTAAACAACTTCAAGATGAAAAGAAACAAAATGGTACTTGTGGTAATGCACCTATGGATGATTTGTTAGATGCCGTAGAAAATGGTGAGACAGATGAACATCCTACTTGGGAAGAGTTTGAAGACATGACTGAGGCTGAACAAAAGTTAATTGAGAAGCAATTACAAAAAGTACTTAGTGATGCTAAAGAACAAACTATTAAGAAAAGAGGTACTGTTCCTGGAGAAATTGAAGGAGTAATTATTATTGAAGAAGTAGTTAAGCCTAAATTTAACTGGAGAGGTTATATCAGAAGATTTACTGGTGTAAGAGAACCGTAGATTTGAAGCTAATCCGGGTCTTAAAGTAAAAATGAGACAACATATGTTGTTGGCCATAGATACTTCAGGATCTGTAAGTGATGCTGAGTTACAAGAATTTATGAGTGAGATATACCACATTTACAAATGTGGTGTAGATATCACTGTAATTCAATGTGATACAATTATTAGATCAATTGAACCTTATAAAGGTAAGTTTGAAATGGCTGTACAAGGTAGAGGTGGGACTGAATTTGATCCCGTCCTAGAATATTTTAATGCCAACCTAAAGAAATATACAAGCCTGGTATATTTTACTGACGGAGAATGTAGTTATTCTGTAAGACCTAAAGCTAATACTCTATGGGTTTTATCAGAAAGATCTTATATGAATGAAGAGTTACCAGGTAAAGTTATTAAATTAGAATTATAAAAAAATAGTTATGAGTCAAGTACAATTAAATGTTAATGAGTTAAAGAGTTTTATTAAACACATGGTTAAGAATAACCAACATATTCAGTCTGAAGGAAAAGTTCCTGTGGCTATAAATATTGAGGGTGATGCTGGTTTGGGTAAAACTTCAGCAATTATGCAGTTAGGTAAAGAACTTCAAATGGAAGTTGTAAAGCTGAATTTATCTCAGCTGGAAGAATTAGGTGACTTAGTTGGTTTTCCTGTAAAAGAATTTCAAATACAAAATGCTGAAGGTAAAACTACCTGGATTAATGAATCTCAGATATCTGCAGCTACTGCTAAAGGTTATAAAGTTGTAGATAAAAGAATGTCACATGCTGCTCCTGAATGGATTCAAGGTAAAGGAGAAGGTGGTTTCTTGATTCTTGATGACTATACTCGTGCTGATGCAAGATTTATGCAAGCTACTATGGAGATATTAGATAGACAAGAATATGTTTCTTGGAAACTACCTAAGAACTGGCATGTTATCTTAACTACTAATCCAGATAATGGTGACTATAATGTTACTAGTCTTGACGTAGCTCAGAAGACAAGATTTATATCTGTTGAGTTGAAATATGATTCTGATGTATGGGCTAAGTGGGCGGAGAAAGCAAACATAGATGGTAGATGTATTAACTTTATGTTGATGCACCCAGAATTGGTAACTCAAAGAGTTAATCCAAGAGCAATTACTACTTTCTTTAATGCTATTAGTTCTATTGATAAATTTGAAGCAGACCTACCTTTAATTCAAATGATTGGTGAAGGTTCAGTAGGTGTAGACTTTAGTTCAATGTTTACTATGTTCATTAATAATAAGTTAGATAGAATTATCAGTCCAGAAGATATCCTAACCAAAGATGAGCAGTATGTTATGAACTCTCTTACTAATGCAGTAGGTAAAGATGATGAGTTCCGTGCTGATATTTCAAGTGTTATTGCAACAAGGGTGATTAACTATTCACTTACTTTAGCTGACAAAGGAACAGTAGGTAAACCAATCATTGATAGGATAGCTAAACTTACTACAGACTGTGATGCATTTACTAATGATCTTAGATATTATATGGTCAAAGAGATTGTCAATGGTAATAAAGTTAAGTTTTCACAATTGATGATGAATCAAGACGTGGTGAAGATGGCTGTTAAGTAATTAAAACATAAAAGGTTTTCCCTTTTTATTGACACAAAATTTTAATAAAAATAAACATAAGGGGTGTTAA